CGGCGCAGTTGTTTACACCTCAAGCAGCACGGCAGACCTCGCGCTTCCTGCTGTTACTGGCGTCGGCGGCGTTAACGCTGACATCAGCAGCGCCAAAGTTAACTCGTCGTTTGAGTTTGCTTTGATCGCTACCAGCACCGGCGTACCTACCATCACGGCAGGCACAGGCTGGACGTTGGTTGGTTCCGGCGCAGGCGTTGCATCCAAGAGCGTACTGTTCCGTGCAGTTAAAACTGGCGAAAACACGTACAATCTGTACCGCATCGCTGGCTAATAGGCTTGCCCCGGCTACGGTCGGGGCATCCTTTTCAGGAGAACAATTATGCCTAATACTAAAGCAGTAGGCGTTGCTTACGCCGACCCTGAGTTTGAAAGCGTTTCCGTAACTGGTGCGATGAGCGCCGGATCGGTCGTTTCAACCGCCAGCAGCGGTGCTGTTGCATCTAACGCCAACGCAGGCGTTTACATTCTCAGCACAGCGATTACCGCTAACTCAACCACCACTTCTGCACCTGTAGGTTCGCTCGGCATTACGACGAACGCTACTGGCCGTGGCAAGCTGTTCTATGCGGACGGCACCAAGTGGCAGTTTATGGCAATCAGCTAATATAGTGGGCGGCTTTCGGGCCGTCCATTTTACGGAGTTTTTATGGCTGCTATCTATCTGGTTCACGACATTCACGGCGCAAAAGTTGCTATTTCGGAAGAAGAAGCGCAGTTTGACGAAGAGTATGGTTGGGAACGCTACTATCCGGACGCCCCTGTAGTGGCGTCAGCAAACGAAATGTCGGCGCGCAATAGCCGCCGCCGCGCAACGCAGGAAGACTAACCGATGGAAACGGCTGGGGACATAATCAACGGTGCGCTTAGGCTTTTAGGCGTTCTGGCAGAAGGCGAAACGCCTTCAGCGGAAACGTCGCAAGACGCATTGCGCGCCATGAACCAGATGATTGATAGCTGGAACACTGAACGCCTGTCCGTTTTCTCGACGCAAGATCAAGTATTCACATGGCCTGCGGGTCAGCTTAACCGCACGCTCGGCCCAAGCGGTGATTTTGTCGGCAACCGCCCAGTACTGCTCGACGACGCAACGTACTTCAAAGACCCCGGCACTGGCGTTAGCTACGGCATCAAATTCATCAACCAGCAGCAGTATGATGGGATTGCGGTGAAGACCGTGACATCGACATATCCGCAGGTTATCTTCGTCAATAACACGTTTCCCGATATTGATATGTTCGTCTATCCGCGTCCGACGCGCGATTTGGAATGGCACTTCATTTCGGTTGAAGAACTGTCTCAACCTGCGACACTGGCGACCACACTGCATTTCCCGCCGGGCTACCTGCGTGCCTTCCGCTATAACTTGGCCTGTGAATTAGCACCTGAGTTCGGCACAGAGCCTTCGCCGCAAGTTATGCGTATTGCCATGAGCAGCAAGCGCAATCTGAAGCGCATCAATAACCCTGACGACATCATGTCGATGCCATACAGCCTCGTCGCCACCCGTCAGCGGTTCAACGTCTACGCTGGGAACTACTAATGAAGACGCCGATCTTGGGGTCGGCGTATGTCGCACGAAGCGTCAACGCCGCTGACAACCGCATGGTAAACCTGTTCCCTGAAGTCGTCCCCGAAGGCGGCAAAGAGCCTGCGTTTCTTCAGCGCGCGCCGGGGCTTAACTTTTTGCAGACTATTGGCACTGGCCCAATCCGCGGGCTATGGGCGCACCAAACTAACGGCAGCGACTTTTATGTCGTGTCCGGCAACGGATTTTACAAAGTTACAGGTCTCACCGCAACACCGCGGCTGCTTGGAACGGTAATCGGCACAGGCCCAGTATCTATTGCAGATAACGGGACGCAGCTTTTTATTGCGGCTAACGGCCCAAGCTACATATACAACGAAGTCACCGACACGTTTGGCCCAATCACCGATCCTGACTTCCCCGGCGCAGTCACGGTGTCGTACCTCGACGGGTATTTTGTGTTCAATGAACCCAACAGCCAAAAAATCTGGGTGACGCAACTTCTTGACGGCACCAGCATCGACCCGTTGGATTTTGCCAGCGCGGAAGGATCGCCAGACGGCGTCGTTGCAGTGCTGACCGACCACCGCGAACTGTGGGTGTTTGGCACGGATACGGCCGAAGTTTGGTATAATACCGGCGGTCTTGATTTTCCCCTCACCCGCATCCAAGGCGCGTTTAACGAACTGGGGTGCGCGGCACCCTATTCCGTCGCCAAGATGGATAACCAAATCTATTGGCTCGGCAAAGACGCACGCGGCCAAGGCATAGTTTACCGCGCGGCAGGCTATATGGGCCAGCGCATTTCGACGCACGCAATCGAGTGGCAAATGCAGGAGTATCCTGATTTGTCAGACGCGGTCGGCTATACATACCAGCAAGACGGCCACAGCTTCTATGTGCTTAACTTCCCGACTGCCAACACCACTTGGGTGTACGACGTAGCGACCGGCGCTTGGCATGAGCGCGCGGCGTTCAGCAACGGCGAGTTCTACCGCCATCGCGGCAATAATATGTGCAATTTTAACGGCAACATCATTATCGGCGATTATGAGAACGGCAACATCTATACGTTCGATCTCAATGTCTACGCCGACAACGGCCAGCCGCAAAAATGGCTGCGGTCGTGGCGCGCGCTGCCGACCGGCGCTAACAACCTGACCCGCACAGCCCAGCACGGGATGCAGCTTGACTGCGAAACTGGCGTTGGGATTAACAACGGACAGGGTAGCAACCCGCAAGCTATGCTGCGTTGGTCTGACGATGGGGGCCATACTTGGTCGAACGAACACTGGAAGTCGATGGGCCGAATTGGCCGGTACGGCTTCCGCACCATCTGGCGCCGTCTCGGCATGACGCTTAAAATCCGTGACCGCGTGTATGAAGTTTCAGGCACTGATCCCGTCCGCATATACATCATGGGCGCTGAACTCGTCATCAGCGGAACGCGCGCCTAATGGCAGTTCCGACCAACCCAACTCAGCTTACGCCGCCCCGCGTCCCGCTTACGGACGACCGGACCGGCGCGATCAGCCGCGAATGGTATCGGTTCTTTCTGTCATTGCTGACGGCCACAGAAGACAATTTAACCGCGGCTGAGGTTGGCCCCGACACGTCGTCGCTGCTGGCGTCCTATGATGCCATGTTGAACAGTCTGGCGCAGGGCGTGGAGAGTGCGCCTGACGCGCTTTCAGTTGCTACTTCGCTCGACAGCAAAGTTAATATGCTGGCGCAATCGTTTGGCGTTACGCCGCCTGATTTGGGCGGCACTGTCACATCTGTAGCTGCATCTGGCGGTACGACTGGGATGACTTTTAGCGGGTCGCCAATTACGACCAGCGGCACACTGACGCTGGGCGGCACTTTGGCTATAGCTAATGGCGGCACGAACAGCACCGCGACCCCAACGGCTGGCGGAATTGCTTACGGGACTGGCACTGCATATGCCTTTAGTCCTGCTGGGACGGCTGGGCAGTTTCTGACTTCAACCGGCGCAGGGGCGCCGACTTGGTCAACGGCATCGTCTCCGTTTGGCAACCCAGCCTATTGGGGTAGCTTTTGGGATACAACTGACCAAGTTGCACCGGCGGCTAACACTGCCTATTCGGTCACTCTTAACTCAGCCGACGCCGCGAATAACGGCACCTCAGTTGTTTCTGGTAGCCGCGTGACTTTTGCACACGCAGGCGTTTATAGCCTGACCTTTTCAATTCAGTTTGTGAACACCGACACGCAAATTCACGATGTAAACGTCTGGCTCCGCAAGAATGACAGCGGCAGCAGCGGCGACATTCCCGACAGCGATACCAAACTGAGTATTCAGCAAAAGCATGGCGGCGTTGACGGCTATGGTTTGATGACCGTCAATTTCGTCTTGTCGCTTGCGGCTGGCGATTACATCGAAATGATTTGGGCGACGACGGACACGGCGGTCTCTATTCAGTCGGTTCCCGCTGGAACTTCGCCAGTTTCACCCTCAATCCCCGGCGTTATTTTTACGGCGGTCAGCGCGCCGCATATCGGTATTGGCTACGCAGGCGTGGACTCTACAACGTCGATGACCATCGGCACTGGCTCAAAAACCTTTACGACCAACGTCAGCAGCACCGATACAGCGTTCACAGTCGGAAACCGCGTCCGTCTGATCTATGACGCTACCAACTATATGGAAGGCACAATTACAGCCTTCAGCGGCACTAGCATGACAGTCGATGTCGATACGACGGCTGGTTCCGGTACATATGCTACATGGAGCGTCGGTCTTACTGGTGTGGTCAACACGGGCGTCACGTCATTCAGCGGCGGAAGCACTGGCCTGACGCCTGCAACTGCAACATCTGGCGCAGTGACATTGGCTGGGACTCTTGGCGTTGGATATGGCGGCACAGGCCAGACATCCTACACCAACGGCCAGCTTTTGATTGGTAACAGCACCGGCAACACGCTGACCAAGGCTACGCTGACGGCAGGCACAAACGTCAGCATTACCAATGGTGCAGGGTCTATCACGATTAATGCGACTGACCAATATGTCGGCACTGTCACCACGGTTTCGGTTACCAGCGGAAACGGCTTTGCAGGCACTGTTGCTAACGCGACAACGACCCCTGCAATCACGCTATCGACCACTGTCACAGGGCTTGTAAAAGGCAACGGCACGGCGCTTTCTGCTGCTTCGGCTGGCACTGATTATGTCGCGCCGGGCGCAATCACCACCAGCGGCCTGACCATGACCACGGCGCGCCTGCTGGGCCGCACAACGGCAAGCACGGGCGCGGTGGAAGAACTTACTGTCGGCACTGGACTGTCGCTCGCCGCAGGCACGCTCTCCAACAGCGCGCCCGACCAGACTGTTTCGTTGACGGGCGCTGGGACGACTGTCGTCACCGGCACGTACCCCAACTTTACGATTACATCGAACGATCAGTATGTCGGGACCGTCACCAGCGTATCTGGCACCGGCTCGGTCAACGGCATCACGCTCACCGGCAATGTCACTTCAAGCGGCAGTCTAACGCTCGGCGGCACGCTGTCGAACGTCAGCCTTACGACGCAAGTCACAGGCACGCTTCCAGTCGGCAACGGCGGCACAGGCACGGCTACGACTTTCACCACTGGCTCAATCATTTTTGCGGGTGCATCCGGCGTCTATTCGCAGGATAATGCGAACTTTAACTGGGATGATACCAACAACACGCTCGGCGTGGGGCGCACTGCATCGTCTAACGTCCGTGTCTATTCCAAGGGCGGCACGACTGGCTCCGGCGCGTTCTCTTACTATGGCGAAAATAGCGCAGGGACTGGCTGCTTTGGTATACGCGACGACGGCGCGTTTTTCTCAGGCGCGGCAACTCTTTCGCCTTACAACCTGACAACGGCAGCGGCGGCTAACCTTGTCGTCGCGGCGGACTTTTATCTGTATCGCTCGACTTCATCCGCGCGCTATAAAAAGAACATTGTCGATTATGATCGCGGCTTGGATGCGGTTAAAAAGCTACGCCCTGTCTATTACGAAGGCAAAGGCGAAATTGACGAAGGCAAGCGGTTTGCTGGTTTTATTGCAGAAGAAGTTTACGACGCTGGGCTGACCGAGTTTGTCGTATTGGATAAAGACGGAAAACCTGACGCGCTGCACTATGGCAATATGAATGCGCTTCTGGTAAAGGCGTTACAACACGCTGAACAACTAATTGACATTTTGACCACTCGCGTGGCGGCATTGGAAAGGCAATAATAATGGCGGTTATCGCTACACCCCCTAAACTGCAATTTTTTGCTGCTGACGGCACGCCGTTGGTCGGCGGAAAACTATACTCCTACGCAGCAGGCACGACCACACCACTGGCGACCTACACCGACGCTGGCGGCCTAACAGCTAACGCTAATCCGGTCATCCTTGACAGTCGCGGCGAAGCCTCGGTCTGGTTCGGTACCAGTCAGTATAAGCTGAAACTAGTCAGCGCCACAGACATAGACATCTGGACTGTCGATAACTTGAACGGCCCTGACGTTGTAACGCAAGCGGCCATTCTGGCAACGCTGGCAGCTTCAAGCGGTTCTTCGCGGATTGGCTACATCCAGAGCGGTGCGGGCGCAGAGGCTCAGACAGTGGAGGACGCACTCCGGCGCACAATCACACCGCAGGACTACGGCGCGGTCGGCGATGGTGTCGCTGATGACACAGCAGCGTTTCAGGCCGCGGTTAATGAAGCCCAATCTAAAAACTTGACGCTTTACCTCCCCGGCGCGTTCAAGATTGGTCAGATTAACATCACCGGCAACCTGCATCTTCAAGGTGCTGGGTCCCAGACAACGATTACTGCCAAGTCCGGCAACTACGATATGTTCACGATCAGCGGCTCTGACGTCATGATTGAGAACCTGTACATCGACGACACGGCGAAGAGCGGCGGTTGGGACTTCACCATTGCTTGCGGCGCATCAACGCTTGAGCGCCTCAACTTCACCAACATCAATACGTTCTACAGCTACGGCTTCATGCGTGACACCGGAACGACCGGCGTCCACGTCACCACCCGCGTAACAGAGTGCCAAGCACGCGGTCACCGTGGCCCCGGCGTCTACTTTACGCGTCCGTTCGCCTTTATCTTCTTGACGCAAGTCTCGATTGACTATGTCGGCATGGGCGCGGCTGCTGACTGGACGGGCTTCTACTTCAATCCAGCAGGCATCGGCGGTGGCGCTGGCGGTCTGGTTATGGACGATTGCGACGTTCTCGGCACGATGGGCGTCTTCACCAACGCCAACCAGCGCGGCTACGACATCCGCAACACGGCAGCGGTTTGGATGAAGCAGTGCCGCGCAGACACCGTATGCGAGATCGGCTTCGTCTTTGAAGACATCACTGGTCTGCATCTGGTCGGCACAACTGCGGGTCTATGCGGAAGCCACGGCTATTACCTGACGGATGTTATCAACTCCAGCCTTGTCGGCGTTGAAGGTTTTGGCCGCAACTATCTGACCAGCCCACCCGCAGGCGCTGACGGTATCCGCTTCGTGTCCGGCTGTGGTGATATTACCATCACTGGCGGCTATATGCGCGACTTCACCGGCAACGGCATCTACAAGATTGCCGCGCAGGCTGGCCCGATTAACATCGGAACCATGCAGCTAATCGCCAACACGTTGCGCGGCGTCGCGTCGGCCGGTGACAGCCCTGTGTTGCTGACAGGTATCCAGTTCCGCGCCAATGTCGCTGGAAACTATGACTTAGGTGGTACATCTGACTATCTTCAAGTTTCGCAGCTTAACGCAACCACCGTGGTCAGCGTCGGCCCCGGCCCCATTACTGGATAAGGTTTTTTGTCATGACAGTAAACATTAGCAACATCATCCCCGCCAAGACGGCGGAGAACAGCCAGACGACGCAATACACGTCCGCAGGCGTGCAGACGATCATCGACAAGTTCACGGCCACCAACTACTCGGCGTCCGCAGCAACCATCAGCGTCAACCTTGTTACGCTTGCGGGTAGCGCAGGCAACGATAACTTGATTGTCAAGACAAAAACACTTCAGCCTGCCGAGACGTATACGTTTCCTGAACTAGTAGGCCACGTCCTTCCGGTCGGCGGCTTCATCAGCACCGTCGCCAGCGCGGCAACGTCGATCAACATCCGCGCGTCAGGCCGTCTGGTTAGCTAATGCCGGTGACAATCCGCACCGCTGCTGTCGAAGACATACCAAGCTATATGGACTTGGCAGAGGCGTTTGTGGCGGCGACCCCCGTAAGCCATCTAGTCCCGTTTGACCGCGAGGCTACCGCGGCGTTTGTCGAAGGCGCGCTAAACAACGAAAACATGATTGTTTTGGTAGCCGAAGATGACGACGAAATAGTCGGCATTACCGCGGCGCTTGCGTATCCGATGTACTTCAACCCGTCGAAGTTGGTGGCGCAAGAGTTGTGGTGGTATATAAAACCTGACGCGCGAGGCGGAACAGCATCAAAATTGTTATTTCAAGAAATAGAAAAATGGGGTAAGAGTAAGCAGGCTGATGCTATGTTTATGATTGCGCTAGACAACGACCGCGTCACGACTATGGCAAAAATGTACGGACGTTTAGGGTATGCACCCACAGAACGTGTGTTCGTAAAGGGATTAAACTAATGGCAATTACCACAGGCATGGCTATCGCCGCAGGCGTATCCGCCGCAAGTTCACTTGCTGGCGGCGCGATGGCCGCAAGCGCAGCCAAAAAAGCATCTAGGGTGCAAGAGCAGGCCGCGCGCGACGCTACAGCAGCGCAGCAGCGTATGTTCGAAGAACAAAAGGCGTTGCAAGAGCCGTTTCGCCAAGGTGGTTTAACCGCCCAGCAAGAAATCATGCAGCTTCTCGGCATCGGCGGCGATAAGACCGCCGCTGGCTACGGCAGTCTTGGTAAAGCCTTTGGCACTGAACAGTTCCAGCAAGATCCCGGCTATGCGTTCCGCCAATCGGAAGGCATGAAGGCGCTAGAGCGGTCAGCGGCAGCGCGCGGCAATTTGCTGTCGGGCAGCGCCATGAAAGGTATTCAGCGTTTCGGTCAGGACTTGGCAAGCCAAGAATACCAGAACGCATTTAACCGCTATCAAGTCGAGCGCGCAGCCAAACTGAACCCGCTGCAATCGCTGATGGGATCAGGCCAATCCGCCACTAATGTGCTTACGGGCGCCGCAGGTCAAATGGGCCAGAACGAAGCGTCGAACATCTACAACGCAGGGCAAGCCCGCGCGTCTGGCTACATCGGTCAGGGTAACGCGCTGAACCAAGCCCTTGGTCAAGTCGCTGGCATCGCAGGGCAGCTACCCATGCAGAACGCTATGATGGACTATTACCGCAGCAATACGCCAGACAGCAATAAAATAGATTTTGGTCGGGCTTTCGGGTCTAGCACGCCATACATTCTTCCCGGCATCCGAAGAGGTCAATGATATGCCAAACCAGATGATAGCACTTCAGGCGCGCAATCCGCAGCTTCCTGATCCCGCCCGTGCTACAACGCAGATGGCGAACATGATGAACATGGCGTCGCAACAGCGCGCGTCGCAGCTTCAGGGTCAGCGTTTGCGTCAGGAGATGGACTATGCGCGGGCGGCCGAAGATCGCGCGCGAGAAACGCATACGTCAGCGGAGAAAAAAGCAGATATAGAATATGTAGGTTTGGTAGCGGATCAATTTAGCCGAGACGTAGCTAAATTAAAGGAAGGCGACATCGCTGGCGCTGAAGCCTTGCGTGCAGATATTGTAGCTAAAATCCCTGCATGGGGTAACTACATACGTCCAGCGTCTGAATGGACGCAGGACTATAGAGTGCAACTGATGCTAAAAGGTAAGGAAATAGCTGATAAAACTATTCCCGACGTTACAGTTAGCAAAGAATACGCCGCTGCCGGTGCTAGGGACGCTCAAGGAAATGTGATACCAGAAGGTACGGTTATAGAGACGCGTATCGGCGGCTTTGGCGGTGCTGCGGGGTCAACTCCATTAAAAGCACGTAGCGACGCTACCCCAGCGCCCCGCGCAACGCCAACGGCACCGCCAGTAACGGCGGGTACGGACGTGGATATGCGTGCGACGCGTGGTGTCAACACAACGCCACGGGATCTTATAGACCAAGGTATGGATATTAATAACATCCCTTCGGATAACCCTACGTCGCGGCCAATATCCTTTAATCAAAGCGATATGGGCGGCGCTGGTGCAATGCAGATGACGCCGGATGTAATGTCGCGTATTGTTGACTCTGCGTTCCAGACAGGTGTTATGGCGCAGGTGGACTTTGATCAGCTTTTAGCGTCTCAGCCCCCGCAAAATAAGCAGGCGCTCGTGGACTCCTTCCGGCGTGCCAACATTACGCTGCAAGCCGACGCACCGTCGTTGGCTGCCAGCGCGATGGACACCAACCCTGTGCAAACACCTCAGTCGCAGTTTGCTGTTATGCGCGGTGAGCCGATGCAATCGCAGACCGCTGGTCTACGCGGCGCGCCGCCTATGGAACAGACACTGGCGCAATACATACCTGTTATGAAGCGCGACCCGAACGTAGCGCCTACTCCATCGCCAGTTCCCGCCGGTGTTATTGGCGCGCAAGAAGGGGCGAGAACCAGCGCATCTAAGGCCGTAGAGTTGAAAATGAACCCTAGAATTGCGGAGGCGACTAAGAACGCAGAGCGCGCTATCGAACTAAAGTCAGAGGCAACAAGAGAAAAATACGCCACGGAGTCATTGCTCAACGATCTAGCCGACCGCATCAACACTGTAGATCGGTTATTGCGTAACCGCAACCGTTTCTCAATTGTCGGCCCGATTGAAGGTAACCTACCTAGACTTATGCAGTTCGGCCCCCGCGCTGACGCACAGGCTGCTTTTGATAAGATCAAAAACACCGCTACACTTACATCGTTGATTGATATGCGTAAGTCTACTCAAACTGGCGCGTCGCCGGTCGGCGCTAACCCGACCGATAAGGACGCCAAAATCGTAGAGCAAGCGGCCAGCGAGTTAATTCAGACAGGCGAACCATCTAAGTTTGACGCTAACCTATTAGATATTCGTCGGAAACTGTACCGCACATTCGTAAGCGCCCAGCGCGAATATGATGGCGTGTACGGCGATGTACTGAAGGATAACCCACGGCTGCGGTTAGTAGTGCCGAAGGTTTCTGACCGCTACTTAAGTTCTAAAGATATGCCTAAACCGCGCACGTCAACTAAGGTGGATCGGAATAACCCGCTTCTAAGGGGTATGTAATATGCCTAACCCGCTAGCTATTTTAAAAGACCCGAACTACATCCGCGCCAACACAGAAACAAAAAGGGCTATTTTTAATGCCCGTGTTGCTACGCTGCCGGAATACCGCCGCGCAAACCCTGCTACGCAGGCTGACATTCGTCGCCGGTTTGGTCTTGAAACATCTAAAGAACGCTACAAAAGGCAGCAGGCGCAACAACGTGCGGACGAGAAGAGCGCGCTGCTCGACACCGGCAGTAAGATTGCGTCTGCCGTATCTGGGTTTGGGAGCGGGCTAAAACCGATAGCTGAAAAGCTAGATTACCTTAACCCGCTATCATATATACCCAATCCTTTTACGTCTAAAAAAGAAACGGCCACTACCGAAAAACGGCTGGCGACCTACGCTGCTGAACGGCAGCAGGCTAACCCTAACGCATTTGCGGGCGGCAAACTTGCCGGAGAAATTGTAGGGACAACTCCGCTCACGATGGGCGGCGGTGCAATTGTTCAAGGTGGTGGCCGACTGCTTACCAAAGTCGCACCACGGCTAGGCCCTGTGGTAGAAAAAACTGGCCGCGCGATTACATCTGGCGGCACGCGGGTGGCTAAACCAACAAAGGCCGCCGTAAAAGAAGGCAAGATTATAGCTAAATCGCGCAAGGCGCGTGTTGCACTTCGTGCTACTGGCGGTTCTGTTTCAAGCCTTATAGCTGCTGCCGCTACCGATCAAGATTTGACGGACGCCGCATTGGCCGGTGCCACCGTGCCTGTCCTTGGGCATATCCTCAAGTTTGGAGCGGGCAAGACCTACGACATTATCGCAGGACGCGCTGGCCCAGTGGAAGCCGCTCGAATTTTGCGTGAAGTTATAAGCAACAACGCAACTCAAATTGAGAAGGCACTGCGAAATTCACCGAAGAAAATCAAAGCCAACACGGCTGAGTTTCTGGCGTCGCGTGGATTGCTCACGCCTGAATTGGCTGCGGCTACCCAGATTGCAAGCGGAAGCACCGAAAGCGGTGCCCTTCTCCGTGTAGCGCAACAGCGCGCCGCGAGGCAAAACCGTATGCGTAATTTTATCAGTGGCGGCAAAACCCAAACGGAAGCCGTAAGCAACATAGGCGCCACTAAAAAAGCATTGCAAGACGAAACAGCAATCCAGCGTGAGGGCGCGCTAGACACGTCGGATATTGGCCGCACCGTTATCGCGCCTGCTGAACGAAGGGCTGCTCAGGCGCGCGCGGCGCTACAGAATGAACTTGATACTGCCGCAAGGTATATGGATGATCCAAACTTTGATGCTCGTATGGGTCAATATCTGGAAGACGCCCGCAGCAACGAAGAAGTTGCGGCTAACTTGCGCGCGCAAGGTCTTGAGAAGCTAGACATCTCACAAGTGGTATCTAATCTGCGGGCGGAAGCTGACAAAGCAGAGTTCGTTAGCCCTGATCGGTTCAGGATACTGTCAGAGTTTGCCAACAATCTGGAACGCCGCGCGGCTAAGATGGGTGGTGTCATTGACGCGCGGGGGCTTTACTTAGCACGCCGCGAAATGGGTAACTTTGTATCCAGCGTCTTAGGTACGACAGACCCTAAAGCATTGCGTCAAGGCACATCTCTACTTGTCGCCGCCGCGCAAAAACCTATTGATGACGCCATTGAAGCGGCAGGTGGTGCTGGATGGAAAGAATACCTGAACGCTTTTGCCGAGGGTATGAAAGGTATCGAGCGCCAAACATTTCAGCGTAAATTAGCGGCGCTTCCAGAGGCACGGCTTGCCAAGGTAATGAAGGGTGAAGACCCTGACTTTGTAGAAGCTAACTTTGGCCCCGGTCGGTACGACATCAACGCGGAATTGCAAGGGCCTGTACTCACTACAGCTAAAAATCTGGGCAGCGATATTGAAGCGCAACGTGCGGTAGCGCAAACAGGGCTTGAAGACTTATCGCAATCGCAGCGTCTTTTGTTTAAGCAAGGCGCTACGGCTAATGTCGGCGGTATGTTGGAACCGCCCGTGTCAAACATATTCACGGCGGGCGCCCGTGTAGCGGGGGGACTGCCGCACGTTTACGGCGGCGGCATAGCGGCTCAAGAGTTTGGTGTTCGGGCGGCGCAAAAAGCGTCGGAGAACACGATGCGTAACTTAGTCCCTGCGTTAGCGTCGCCGCGCCAAGCGGGCGAGTTGCTACGGGTGCGCCCCGCCGAAGATTATATCAGTAAGTTTCTGTATGGATCGAAAGCGCCGTCTGCCGCCAGACAGCAAGCCGTGGTTCAAACAGGTGTGGCTGCTATGACGCCGAAGACATTGGGTGAAGAATTTAACTTCCCTGACTTCGATCCTGAAACTGGCCAACCGCTGGTGAACATAGATTTTTCCGAAGGCTACGCCGTGCCGATATATGGCGACATACCCGAAAATAAACGGTTTAAAAACCTTAACGCTATGAGACGCTAACAATGACAACTATCGACCAGACCGAAGCCCGGCTCAACACACATGAGGAAGTTTGCGCATTGCGTTATGACGGTATTTGCGCTCGGCTGAAGCGTCTTGAAAATATAGGTGTCGCCGTGGCTGGCACAATCATCATGCTGCTAGTCGGCATTTTAGTGAAGATGAACGTATGAGTATCGTTCTAGGCCAGCGCAGTCTGTCACGGCTTGAAGGCGTCCACCCTGATCTGGTGCGCGTTGTCAAGAAAGCCGCCGCGCTGTCCGACCTTGACTTCACGGTGTTGGAAGGTTTGCGTACCGTCGAACGCCAGAAGCAGTTGGTCAGACAAGGTGCGTCGAAGACGATGAACTCGCGTCACATCACCGGCCACGCTGTCGATTTGGCGCCGATGATCGGCGGCAAAGTATCATGGGATTGGCCGCTGTATAACCGGCTGGCTAAAATAGTAAAGTCCGCTGCCGCGGACGAGAAAGTCCCGCTCCAATGGGGCGGCGATTGGCGCACTTTCAAGGACGGCCCCCACTGGGAACTGCCTTGGAAGTTTTATCCGAAGGGAAAGTAATATGCTTAAAGGTTACCGCACATACGTTCTGGCCGCTCTCGGCGTCCTCAGCGCCGCCGCCAGCTATCTGGTCGGCGACACAGACATAATGACGGCTGCTAACGCTGCCTTCACCGCAGGCGCTCTTGCGTTCCTGCGGGCAAGTGTCCCTCAACCATAAGGGTTAGGTTCGCCTAGCCATCATACGCCCGATCAGTATAACCATCGGGCCTAAGTCTTCAGGTGATTGCCCTGCCTTTAGCATGGCAATCACCTTTTCTAGCGCCTCAGCGGCTGCCGCTGCATGGTCTGTCATTTCTTCAAGCCTTTCAAAAGCTCGACGCGCTCCCGCGCCGTCCGCATGGCGGAGTAGCGTTGGTGCAGACGCCGAGCGATGGCCGGGCGCTTGTGCGTTTTCAGTTCAGCGTCCAGCGCCGCCTTCAGTTCGTCTTCCGTAAGGTCGGACAGCACGGCAATCATCGACCGCCAGTTTAGTTTACTCATTTTTCAATCCCTAAAATTTGATTTGTCGTTGCAGGATGATGCACAAACGCCAACTCTACTTCGTCGCCTTTTTTCATGTCCACCCCTTTCATTACGATTGCTGGCGGGCGGTCTTCAACACCCATGCCGAAATAGCCGACCAGCCGCGCGCCTTCGTCGGTCACGGAATGGCAGGTGTATTTAAAAAATTTAGTTTGCATCTTTCAATTCCTCTAATGCTATGTCGGACACCGCACGCTTGTCGTGCAGCGCCGCCCATATACGTTCGTCAATACTTTTCTCGGTCAGCATCACGTAGACCCAGACATCCTTCGTCTGGCCGCTGCGGTGCAGGCGCCCGACTGTCTGTTCGTACAGTTCCAGCGACCACGGCAGCGACAGGAACACCATGTGGCATCCGCCATGCTGTAGGTTCAGCCCATGCCCAGCCGACTTAGGGTGGGCCAGCAGCAGTTCGACCTTACCTGCGTTCCAGCGTTCGACGACGTTGTCATCGTCCATCGTCTGCGCGTGCGGGAAGCGGCGCTTCAGTTCCGCCAACTCTTCCTGATAGGTGTAGGCGATGATGGTATTGGCCCGCTGGTTCTCCGCCAGCAACTCTTCCAGCCGGTCGAACTTGTGGCCGCTGAACCAGATGGACGGCGTGCCAGCGTCGCGGTTGTAGACAAAGCCGGACGCCATCTGTTGCAGCTTGGTCGTCACCGACGCTGCGTTCTGCGCGACAATCTGATCGTCGCCGAAGCGCACCACATACTCACGCTTCATTTTCTCGTATGGCTTGCGGTCATCCAGCGCGACGCGCACCTCAGTGACATGGCACGGCGGCAGCTTGTCCTTGTACTCGCCCGGCTCCAGCACGAACGTCGCTGGTTTGATCCGCGTCATCACCTGTTCGAGAGCGCCTGCCGCTGGAACCCACTGGCCGAACTCTCGGTTGGTGCAGATGAAATACTGTTGCAGGAACGCACCCTTGGCGCGGCCCAACAGCCCTTGGTCAATAATTTTGCACTGGCCGAAGACATCCTCAAGGCCGTTCGACGTGAACGAACCCGTCAGACCCCAGCGCACCTTGACGTTAGCCAGTAGCTTTTCGAGCGCCTTGAAGCGTTTGCCGCTGGGGTTCTTCAGCCGCGTCAGTTCGTCAAACACAATTCCGTCAAAACCCGATAAATCTTCTAGCTTATCTAGGTTGTCGTAGTTAATGACGACGACACTGGCGTCGCTCCGCAACGCATCCACCCTTTGCGCTGGCGTGCCGACAGCCAGCGCAGGGGCGACGCCAGACCATTTCGGTGCTTCGACAGGCCACACGTCCGTGCAGACGCGCTTCGGCGCTACTACCAGCCAGCGTTTGACATGGCCGTCGCGCAGCATCTCGTCCATCGCCGTCAAGGTGATGGCGGTCTTGCCCGCGCCGACAGGCGCAAGGATCATGGCACGGTCGCGCTCATACAGAAACGTCGCCGCCTGCTCCTGATACGGCCTTAGTTGAAGCGTTTTATCCATGCGTCCACGTCCTCCACTGACCACAGGCAGGCGTAGTGCTGCTTGGTGTGCTTCATCTCATCTGCAAAGATACGCTGCAACGCAGACAGACGCCCGCCGCGCTTCTTCAGTTCGATGAACCAAGCCTCGCCGTTGGGCATACAGGCTATGCGGTCGGCGACGCCAGCCTGCGTAACGCTGCGGAACTTATAGGCGAAGCCGCCGCGCGCCCGCACATGTTTACAGAAGTATCGCTCTATTTCTTTCTCAGTCATGGCAAATCTCAACAACTTTGCGGCATTGCTCAACCGTAAATTTTTCCATGTGGCAGTCTTCGGGCGGCAAATCCATTTGCGCCGCCAACCATTTATATGCTTGCGAACGAGACATCTGGCCGCTCTTCCATAGGGGGTCAAACGCTGCGTGAGCTTCACCGCGAGCTATAGATATGTGCGCGCCTAATCGGTCGGCCATATTCCGTAGCGCATTTATATATTCGTAGGTCATATCGAAGGGCTACTACAAAATTTTTTGCATTTCAAGGGTTGCATCAAATTTTGTTGTCTGTATGATGGCGGTTCAAACAATAGAGTGAGGTACAGTATGCAACATAGTAAGATAGTCGGCGGCTCTACCGCCAAGCGCGTCATCGCCTGCCCCGGCAGCGTGGCGCTGGTGGACACCGTACCGCCGAAGCCCAGCAGCAGCTACGCCGACGAAGGCACGCTCCTGCATGATACTATAGCCACCATATTAGAGCGTGACATTGACCCGTACAGCATGGTCGGCACCACCTATGAGAAGACCGTGCTGACCGAAGCATTGGTCGATGACAAGCTGATACCGGCGCTGCGCGCGTTGGATGATGTAGACCCTAAGGGGGAGATGGAATATGCGGTTGAAAGCAGGGTTGGTTTTGGTGATTTTCTGCCTGACGTTTTTGGTTCTACCGATCTTCTTGGTCGCATTGGTGATCGAGCGATTGTTCTGGATTGGAAGTTTGGCGATGGCGTGGCTGTCGAAGTCGAAGAAAACGCGCAGCTACTCTTCTACGCTGCGGCTGCTAAACGCACGGCGGATACGGCATGGGCTTTCAAAGACGCAAAAGAAGTCGAACTGATTATCGTGCAGCCGCCTTACGTCAAGCGGTGGGTGACAGACCTTGCGCGCGTTGACGCGTTCGAGAAAGAACTTGCCGCTGCCGTCAAGATTGCCATGCGGCCAGACGCGCCGTTGGCATCAGGCGACCATTGCAAGTGGTGCGCGGCCAAGCCCATCTGCCCTGTGATGACCGGCGCTGTAGACCGCGCGCTGAAAGCCAAGCTGGATGCGCTGCCGATTGACCAGATTGCACACTATCTGGAACAGGCGCCGCTGATCGAAGCGTTCATCAAGGATGTGCAGCAGATGGCGCACGGGCTTCTGGAAGAAGGCCGTAAAGTCCCCGGCTGGAAGCTAGTCAACAAACGCGCCACAAGACAGTGGACAGATGAAGATAAAGCTGTAGCATTTATGACCCAAGCGGGTGTAGAAGCATGGGCAGACCCCAAGCCGCTGTCACCGGCCCAAGCGGAAAAGGCTTTGAAGAAAGCCAAAATAGAATTGCCAGCGGACTTAGTTGCCGCTGTCTCCACAGGCTCTACCCTTGCGCCGGAGGATGACCCTCGGCCAGCGGTTTTGCAAATCGGACAGACGCTCACCAAAGCTATGTCTAAAATCCAGTAAACAGAAAGGTACAATACAATGTCGAATATCACTACTTTTGGTGGCGCTAACTTGCCGTCCGTTCAGTCCCTCTCCGGCGCGCTGCGCTCCATCCAGTCCGAAGTCGGTGCTGGTGGCACAGTCATCCTGAAGATGGACAAGACGGGCCATTGGGTTTTTGGTGCAGACCAAACCGAAGTCGAGGAAGACAGCCTGTGGGCCGCTAACCCGTTTTCGTTCGTTCATGGCTACATCGCATGGGGTAACGGCGAAGTGCTGGCTGAGAAGCTGGTGCCAGTGTCAGAACCTCTGCCAGAGTTGGACCCGGCTCCCGCAGGCGCGACGCGCGGCTGGGAAATGCAAGTCGGCATGATGCTGGTTTGCACGAACGGCGAAGACAAGGATATGCAGGCGCGCTTCACGGCTACATCAGTCGGCGGCAAACGCGCTGTGCAGGCATTGGCCGTTGCCATCGCCGATCAGGTGGACAAGGACCAGACTAAGCCTGTGCCGTTGCTCTCGCTGACATCTGAGCATTACCAACATAAGACTTATGGGCGCATCTACACGCCTATCTTTCAGATTACCGATTGGGTGTCGATGGACACCGATACGGTTAAGCCATCAGATGACGCGGAATCGGAAGTCGCCGCTGAACCTGAAGCCGCTGAAGGCGCGCGCCGTCGTCGTCGCGTAGCCTAAGGGGGTGCGAAAGCCGGAGCGTGTTGGGCGCTCCGGTGAGTAGCAGAAGAGTGAGAACTTCTATGTCTAAATTATGGGTTGACTTTGAGACGCGCAGCCGTTGCGACTTACGCAGCAAAGGCGTCTATAATTACGCGCAGGATATGAGCACCGACGTGTTGTGTATGTCCTACGCATTTGATGACGAAGACGTGCGGACGTGGCTACCCAGTGAGCCTTTCCCGCAGGCCGTCAAAGACCACAAGGGGCTTGTGTACGCGCACAACGCAGCGTTCGAGCGCCTGATATTCTGGTATGTCCTTCAGGTCGATTTCAAGTTGGAGCAGTTCTACTGCACCGCAGCGCAGGCGCGTGCCAACTGTGCGCCGGGCAGTCTTGAGGATGTAGGCCGCTTCGCTGGCGCGACCATGAAGAAAGACCATCGCGGCGGACAACTGATCCGCTTGCTATCCATCCCGCAGGCAGACGGCACGTTCCGCGAAGACGCCGCGCTGATGCAGGAGATGGTTGACTATTGCGAACAGGACGTCCGTGCCATGCGCGCCATCGCGCAGGCGCAGCGTCCGCTGTCGGCGGATGAGTTGGCCGACTATCACAACAACGAACGCATCAATGACCGTGGCGTCCTGCTCGACAGGCCGCTGGCGCTGGCCGCTGTGCGCTACGCACAAGAAGAGATGGTCGAGATACAAGACATCGTCGCAGAGGTGACGCAGGGCGAGATAACGTCCGTCCGCAGTCCGAAGATGCGTAAATGGGTGTTGGACCGTGTAGGGCCGCAGGCGCTTGAACTGGCGACCATTTACAAAGACGGCGAAGCCAAGCTATCTATTGACAAGAACGTGCGCGCTAATTTGCTCACACTAGCAGAGGAAAATCCTGATGAAGTACCGGCAGAAGTTGCGGAAGTCATCCAGTGCGCGGACGATCTCTGGGCATCGTCCGTGGCAAAATTCCAGCGTGCCGCGGCGCTTGCTGATGAGGAAGATTTTCGCGTTAGAGGAGCGTTTGTTTTTGCAGGAGGCAGCGCAACTGGCCGTGCTTCATCATTTGGGCTTCAGGTCCATAACTTCCCAAGAAAGTGTGCCGACGACCCTGCATTAGTGCGGCAGGCTATGGTGCGCGGCCACAGAATAGTCCCTGAGCATGGTCGCCGCGTGACGGACGTGTTGAAAGGGATGCTACGCCCTGCGCTGATGGCCGACAAAGGCAAGCGGCTCATCGTCGCTGACTGGGCTGCTATCGAAGCGCGCGTCACGCCGTGGGCGTCCAACAGCACCTTCGGCGCGAACAAGCTGGACATCTTCGCCAAGGGTGAGGACGTTTACAAGCACAACGCTATGGCAACATTCCATGTCGGCTATGACGAGGTTGATAAAGACCAGCGCCAGATCGGCAAGGTTCAGGAGTTGGCTTGCGGCTTTGCCGGTGGCGTCGGCGCGTTCGCCAGCATGGGCCGCATCTACGGCTTGACCATGTCGGAGAGCGACGCGAAGCGCATGGTGGACGCATGGCGCAGGGCAAACAAATGGGCCGTGCCGTATTGGTCGGGCCTTGAGGAAACCTATATGCGCGCCATGCGGAACAAGGGCCGCGAGTTCACCATTGGCCGCGTCACATATTTATTTGATGGATTGCATCTTTGGTATGCTCTTCCGTCCGGACGTGTGTTATGTTATCCTTTCGCCCGTTTTGACGAAGAAGGCAATCTGACCTATGCCAAGGCTTCATGGAAGCCAGCCGCAGATGCGAAAGAGTGGCCGAGGGCGCGGCTGTGGCGCGGTCTGGCGTGTGAGAACATCACGCAGGCTGTCGCCAACGACTTGCTGCGCTCCGCCTTGCGTCGATTGGACAACGTAGTGTTGCACATCCACGATGAAATTGTCTTGGAAGTGCCAGAGGATGAAGCCGAAGCCGCCGCAGCGCGGCTGGTGCAGATTATGTGTGAGCCGCCACCTTGGGCAGCAGGGCTACCCCTGAACGCTGAAGTGGCAATTATGGAACGATATGGCAAATAAGGAGCAAGCGATGAGTGAGGATCGCATCAAGTTTATAGATTATGTAACCGGCCTAGCCAGCGAAACTGGCGAGACGGCGCTGTTGTTGCGTCAGAAGCCCAAGTATGACGTTGATGGCGGCATCATCTACCATGCTGACGGCGTGCCGTCCGCCACCTTTCCTGCGTTCATGCCTGACAAGGCGCGCATCAAAGAAGGCGAGGCGTGGTACATCAACACAGGCTCGTTCATCGTTGACCGCTTTGTAGACGGCAAGCCGTCCGCCAAGTCGAGCAACGTCGAATATGTCCTGTTCATGATGCTGGATGACGTTGGCACGAAGTCAAAAGAGCCGCCGCTTGACCCGACATGGGTGTTGGAAACCAGCGAAGGTTCGTTCCAGTGGGGCTACGCGTTCAGCGAACAGCCAAAGAAAGGCGACTTCTGCGCGGCCATCAAAGCCATCGCGGACGCTGGCTACACTGACCCCGGCGCGACGAACGCTGTCCGCAACTGCCGTATTCCCGGCAGCGTCAATTTGAAGCGCGGACGCGATAACTTTCCGGCGCGGCTGGTTGAGTTCCACCCTGAGCGTGAATACACGCTGGATAAAATCTGTGCGGCGCTGGGTGTTACGCCACAGGAAGGCGACACAGCCGAGTATAAAACGGTGCAGTTGCGCGACAATGGCCTTGACAACGTCCTGACATGGCTAAACGAAAACAGCCTAGTTCTTAGCGCACCTAATGCTGACGGCTGGTGCGGCATCGTCTGTCCTAACTATGAGCAACACAGCGACGGCATGGTTGAGGCGCGCTACAAGCCGCTCGACCGCTCGTTTTGCTGCTACCACGGGCATTGCCAAGACCTAGACAGCCGCGCCTTTCTTGATTGGGTAGACAACAATGGTGGCCCGAAGGTAACTCCGGGATTGCGTGACGAACTCATCGCCGAACGTCTGGCGTCGATGTATGACAAGATCGCGCCGAATGATGCCTTTCCGGATGAGGCCGCAGCGCGTGTGCGTGAGGTCGAAAAGAAAGAAGCTGGACGGCTGGAACAAAACGAATGGTTCGAGCGTTTCGCTTATATCCAGTCCGATGACAGCTATTTCGACATGGTGACGCGCCAAGAGATAGCCCGCAACGTCTTTAACGCGCTGTTCCGTCACATTGACTGCCGCTCCATCCACAAGAAAGCGCAGCGTGTGCAGGCGTCCATCTATTATGATGAGCGCCGTCAAGACCGCGGCGCTCCTGCGCTGTCGGCGGTGACGTTCGCCGCTGGCGATGACGTGTTGGTGACGCGTGACGGGCTTGTCTACGGCAACAGGTGGACAGACGGACGCCCTGACGTGTCGGACAGCGATGTAATCGCCGACCATGACGTTGAGCCGTGGCTTCAGCATTGCCGCGATTTGATTGCGGACGATGAGGAGTTAGACCACATCCTTAACGCTATGGCGTTCAAGATACAGCACCCCAACGTCAAGATTAACCATGCCATCCTAATCGGCGGCGATGAAGGCGTCGGTAAGGACAGTATGTTCCAGCCGTTCCTGTGGGCGCTGGGTGGCCAGCATTGGCGCAACAGGTCAGTCATTGAGGCTGGCGGGTTGGAAAGCCAGTGGGGCTACGCGCTTGAGGCTGAGGTTGTCATCCTGAACGAATTGAAGGAGCCAGAGGCACGAGAGCGCCGCGCTATGGCTAACAAGCTGAAGCCGCTCATCGCTGCGCCGCCTGAGACGTTGACAGTCAACCGCAAGGGGATGCACCCTTACGAACTGGTGAACCGCCTGATGGTCATCGCTTACACGAACGACCCGCTGCCCATCACGCTGCCGACACAGGACAGGCGGTGGTTCTGCGTGTGGACACACGCGCCGCGCATGGCTCCAGCCGCAGCGGACAAGCTGTGGGCGTGGTATAAGAACGGCGGCTATGAGAAGTGCGCCGCTTGGCTCCATCAACGCGACGTGTCGGCGTTCAACCCTGCGGCTGCGCCGCCAGTGACCGAATGGAAGCTGAACATGGTCGAGCATGGCATGAGCGTCGCAGAAAGCTATCTGGTAGACATGATGCGCGAGAAGGCGGGTGTGTTCGCCAATGGCGTCATTGGTGGGCCGTTCCACCGCATCTGTGACGCGCTGGCAATCAACGTGCCCGCTGGCGTGAAGATACCACAGGCGGCGCTCCTACACGCTCTAAAGGAAGCTGGATGGGTTGACATAGGCCGCGTTCACTCTGTGGAGTATCCCACAAAGAAGCACATCTTCGCCGCGCCTGACGTGCGCCAGCGGAACAAATCAGACTTGCGCCGCTTGGCAGAAGAGTTGCCTAAGTCAAGTATCATGCCGTCGATAGGCAAGAATTGACAACCATTTGGTTGCGATGATATAAGGACAAGGTCAATGTTGCTCCGTTGGCCTTTTTAAGCCCCCTGCGTCCTCACTCCGCAGGGGGCTTTTTATTGTCAGTTATCGCACACGGGTGACTGTCAGCTTGTCACCTTTAGAGCGTGTTATGTAGTGCCTGTCCGTCCGCTCGTTTTGGTTGTGTGCCGAACGGCGGAGTAGGTGCTTGTCGTGTTCAGTCGGCGTATCGAATACGCGGACTTCGCCCACTTCCATTGCGTTAATGCCGTGCTTAGATTTGCGTGTGTCAGAACCGAATGTCATCTATTTCCCAATCATAAATATCCCAGCCAAAATTGTCCTGTAGGAACTGGCGCAGGGTCATGCTTCATCTCTCAATGCTTTTTCAGCGTCTTCAATCAATTCGATGGGCGGGTAGCGCAGATAAGACACATGGTCTTTGCCTATCACGCCCAGAAACTCCAGATATTCCATCAAGCGATAGGCCAAGGTTTCTCCGGCCCGTTCGATGTATCGTTCAGGCAGTGCAAGTTCATCATCGTCATCATCGTTGTCGGTCATTGCTTCTTCTCTCGTATATAAAACCAGTCAGCCCATGAAATGCGGCCAGTCCTGCTTCCCGAAAAGTAGAAGCAACTTCTGCCCTTGCGTTTGTCAGCCTTCTCAATGCGCTTAGTTTGGATTGGGTTGTTCATTGCCCCTTTTCCCGTATCTCCAGCCCACGCGCTTCCAGTGCGGCGCGGAATTGGGCTGCAAAATCGTCATCATCAAGTGAAGACTTGGCGGCGGCTTCATTTAACACCTCCACCAGCGGGTCAGGCTTGGGGGTGATAAATTGGTCGAAACCTTCCCATCCCATTGGGGCACCAACCTCGTTATATACTTTTGCCGCATCACTCACCTTTTGCTGGAAGTCGTGCAGCTTTTGCTCGGTGGCTTCGCAGTTGGGGCAATGTTGGGTCTTAACCATTGCCTGCCCCTCAAGCCCACGCCGGATGCCTTGTTCGACTAGGCGCATCCAGATCGTGTGGTCGTAATTACCATTAAGGTAATTCGTCCAGTCGTCGTTGTCTGCTTGCAGGGAGCAGATTCCCCGTGCGGCCTGTCTGATTTCTTCGTCTGTCATTTGCTCAGTAACCCTTCTAGTTCGCGGATCGCCCACTGGATGCCTTGGATTTCGACGCCCATGTCGTGCAGCCCGTGCGCGTCCTTGGCGTGTAGGAACACCTCCGCCATATCCCAGCAGACGTTCTCGCGCTTGCGTAGCGCCTCAATGCGTTCTTTTATAATCATGTTACCTTATCCTTGTTATGACTGTCACATCGCCTTTGGTGCGGCAGATAAAATGTTTATCGTGGCGCTGGCCGTATTGTGACGCGTTGCGGCTGGTGCGCTTGGCATCGCCTTTTTTGACGGCTGGCATGGTAGCACTTTCGCCTACTTCCAGCGTTCCCATCGGGTAAAACATTGGTCTAGCCATTATTCGCTTTGCTCCCTGCGTGGTGATACTACCATTGTAAGTTCAACCCCCAGAACATAGCCCATTCCAGCAAGCAGCCTCAGACTGCCGTGGTGTTTTTCTGGTACGCCATATTCTTCACAAAATTCATCGAGCCTATCTCTTAAATTTTCTTCCATTTGCTTTGCTCCTTTTCATGTGTTGCGCGGCGTTCCGCGAATGTCCTGCCGTCTGCGCCCCGTAGCGGCCATGCGCTATCAGATGAGACGCGGTGCTTGCGCCCCATTGGCGCGGCTTGCTGTGGTCTAATCATGTGTTACGCAGTCCTCTTGTTCGCCGTAGTGGCAGTGCGTGTGGTCGCCTATGTTGCAGTTGGATATTGATACTTCCCCCATAGTTAGGGTGCTTTTCATGGCTTCCAGCGCCGCCATTTTCACGCGCTCACCTGTCGGCGCGTCTATAATGTAGCGGATGAGGTCGCTAACGTCAGTGACGGCTTTCTGGTCGTGTCCTATTTTAAATCCGGTTTGCATTGGTTTTACTCCTATAGTTCGATTGTAGTTGTCGGCTTCGGCTTGCGGTCGTTCAGCCTGTCGAGCCAGTAGGCTTGCTCAGGGCCGAACGTCCGCGCCGCATGGTATTTGAACAGCGCCCTAGCCAGCGGGTCGTAACCTTTGCTTGTATGCGTCACGATCAGCGGCGATGGCATCATCGCTGCTAGGTCTGTCCGCCGTGCGCGGTGGCGCGTTGTGGCGGCTTCGTCTATGTCGCGCAGCGTCAGGTTGAGGCCGTGTTCCCTGTTGACGTGTTGCAACACGGCGCTCCTGTCGCTGATATAGCCGCACAGGTGCTGTATTTGCTTGCGGACGGCATATTCTATCATGGCCGCTTCGCTTTCTTGACATATTTGCCAGTTTTAGGGTCGCGCAGGACGGCGTTGCGCTTCCAGAATAGTAATTCAGCGGCTGTCGCTGTCCATATGGCTTGCCATAACTGGCGGTCTTTATGCGTTATCCATAGCAAGCACAGCGTCACGGCTTGCATGGCTAACAGCGCAACGATTGCGATTTGATATTGGTCCATTGGTCAATCCTCTAATAATAAGGTCAATAGGAATAGGGCGGCTCCTGCCAACAGGGCCGTCATTCATCAGGGCCATAGCCGCGTGTCGCGTCCATATGCGCTTGCAAGGCCTCTAATTCTTCGCGCAGATGCGCGCACAAATTAGTCAGTTCGAGCATCTCGGCTTTTGCTTCCTCTAGTTGTTCTTCAACGCCCACCAAATCCGCTAGGCGGTCAGCCAATACAATTGCCAATTCGTCCATGCTGTCGCGGCCTTCATTGATTAGGCCGTCATCATCTAGCATCCGAAAATAGTTACGGTCATATTTCATGTTGTTCACCCTCCAAGCCGATTAGGCCAATGACTTCATACAATTCGGCACACTCCATGCCGCTTTCCACGCATACGTTCACAAGGCCGCGCAGGGACGGCTCCAGCATATCCAATGCGTGAAGGTTCTTGACGCTGTCGTCATATAACTTGCCCTCAGTGTTAACGGCGTTGCCCATTAGGACGCAATCGCGGTTTTCGAGTAGTTCCCGCACTGTCCGGAATATGTCGTTTGTCATTTTATGCTCCTCTCACTGTTTTAATGATTGCGTAAACCGATAGGGCAAGGACGCCCCAGAAAAATGCGTTGATGATGATGTGCGTTATCATGATGCGCCTCCGGTATATTTGTAGTAGTTGGCCACAATCACGATTAGGGCGAATAGGCCCAAGCGGATTGCTAGGTTCAGTTGATTGTCGGTCATGCGTCTGCGCCCTCCTCTTCTTCTTCCCATTCAGTCCAGTAGCTATCGCCCTCGCCATCATCGTAAAGCTCTTCGAATTCGGCCTCTGTCATGGGTAGGCAATCGTCAGAGCAATAATGGTCACAGCCGCCGTTGATAACGTAGCCCTCGTTCATGCCAGCGCCGCAAGCGGTGCATTGTCGTGCGTGTGTCATGTTATGCGCCCTCCACATTGACGAAATAGTAACCATCGCCTTTGACGTTTGCGCCTTGTGCGAATGTGCCAGTCCAACCTAATTTAGCGATTAGGGCGTCAGCGGCGGCCTTATGATTGCCTTGAACGTCTAACGCATGGTCGTATGGCAACGTAATGCTGCCACCCCATGCGGTAGCTTTGATGCGTCCACCCTTGGCATTGGTCGCGCCAAGGTATTTGGTTTCGATTGCTTGTGTAACAAATGTCATAGTTTCTCACTCCTGTTGGTTGATTAAAGCGCGTTTAGACGTGCGCGGGCAGCATCCTCTTTTTCTGCCCACATCTTAAGGCGTAACAATTTGGCTATCAGCCGGTCGCGCTCATTATTGACGTGGGTGTCGGTGGATTGTTCACCAGCCAATATGCCCGCAAGATACGCTGCTTCTGTTTGCGTCAAATATTCCATTTCACTCACTCCGTTGTTGGCACTAGCGCCATAAATGCCGCGCAGGGATAGCTGCGCGGCTAATATGGTGTTAGCGTTGCTTTAATTTGTTGCGCCAAAAGTCGCGCTCTCCGCGCAACAGTTGGCCGACCGGCGATTGCGCGTCAAATGAACGCGCCGTGCGCTTTATGTTGTCAAGGTGCGCTTGTGCGAGGGCTGGCAAGTCCGTATCGGCCATGCCCTCCGCTTTCCATGCTTTCAGAATGGCGCGGCCCTCGCTGATGCCGTCAAGATAATCTTGTGAAACTGTCTGCGTCATGCTTGCACCGCCTTTACGTCACATTTTAGGACTGTGACGCGGCGGCTGTTTAATGTGCCGCTTGCGGTGACAGGCTTGCGGTCAAACTCTACGGGATAGCACATTGACGGGATAAAATACCAGCCCACAGGACTGACAACAGTCGCGGGATAATATTCGCTGCCAAATATACGGGCCATAACGCGGTCACCGATGTTGAAGGTATTTGTCATTTCACTCACTCCAGTTGAAAAGGTCTGCGCGGCGAGCTGCACCGCGCAGGATAAAATCAGACATAACGTCCGCGCCATGATGCAATCACTTCCCATTCGCGGCCATTATCAAGCCGAACGACTACCATCGGCAGATGCCCAGCCATGTATGAGCGGACAACAGGAAACGCTTGCGCTGCTTCGCCATTCCCCAAGCCACAGGCTTTGAGCCAATCGGCGGATACTTCGTAATAGCTTTCGGTGTTTTTCATGGGATCTCACTCCTGTTGAATTGATTAGTAACGGCCAGCCATAAAGTCGGCCATTGCCTCGCTGTCGGTGTGGTCGCTAATGACATCTTCGTCATTGCCCCATACGAGCCAAATGTTGCCGACAGGCTGGTCAGAGGCATCGCGCATGTGCAGGACATCGCTGTCGGTGGTGCACAAGGCATCTAGTATTGCGCGACTGTCGGCGCTGCGCTTCACAGTCCATTCTTCACCATCATAAACGGAAACAGTCCAACCCTTCGCCAAGGCATCCTTGACGATTTTACGGGCAATCCGCGCTTCGTGACGGGTGGCGTATTGTAATGCGGTAATTGTCATGGTCACTCACTCCTGTTGTTGGCACTAGCGCCATAAAGGCCGCGCAGGGGTGGCTGCGCGGCTAATATGGCGTTAGGCTGCCTCTCCCCATGCGATTGCAGCTTGCGTCCGAATATGAGGAGGCAGGCATTGCAACTTACAGGCGATATTGAGCGCAATTACCATTGTGCCGCAATCAGAGCCGATAAAGAGCGCCTTTTCATAAGGTGTCATATCGTCGCGCCCTATAATGTCGTATGCGCTCAAGCAGGCCTTAAATGACGCCATAGCGCCTTGGCGCGCTCTTTCGTTAGGTGTAAGCATGGCAGACGTATCGTGCACTTCTGCCTGTTGAATTAGGGCTGCGCGGAATGTTTCATCATGGCAGACTATCGACCGCTCAATGATGTCGCGGGCTGTCGGGTTGGCTGGTAAAGCATACATAATCACTCACTCCTTTATTGATTGAGCGCCCGTAATGAACCCAAATGAGGGTATATTCAAGACACTATTTTATAGGGCGATGTCGATTTTCCGGATTTGCACTAAAATATGTGGCATTTCGGCACTACCCTCTAAAACCGATTTTAAGCCTCATACAGCGCGATTTGAGTTTGAGGGTAGGTTAGTATGGAAAAGGGTCGAGTCTTAAAAGGTTCTGGTTCTGTTCTGTTTCTGTTCCAAAATCCCAAATGACCCAGAATGACCCAGTAATGACCCAGAAATTGCCCAGTTTCGAGATCTCAGGATTTTGTTGTGAAAGGCTGGGCAAAACAGGTCAAAAACTGGGTCATTGGCTGGGTCATGGTTTCGATATAAATTGCCCAGAAATAAACGGCTCAAATGCACGGGTCTTGGAGGAAACTGGGCGTTCTGGGTTATGGTTTGTTATTTAACAGAGATATGAAAAATATAACCTATATGGTTAGAACGTGTATATTTCTGGGCGACTGGAAACAGATGACCCAGATTGCCCAGTGCGTATTGCCCACGTAATACACCTGCGCAGTTTGTTCTCATGCTTGACGTTAACGTAAAGCGTCATGACCCACGCATCATGACCTGCGCAATCATGACCCAGACCGCCCAACAAAATGTTGCATCGCAGCATAGCCAGCCAGCCGAATGTGTTTTTCTTTACGTTGACGTAAACGTAAAGCAAAAGGTCATTCCAAAATCTGCGCGATAGAACAAAGCCGGAACGCTGGCAGGCTGGAGGGGGGAGGGGGAGGGCCGGTGGCCGCGTGACTGTTCCGGGCACCTATCGCAAACAATTTTTATTTTTTTTGCAATATGGTTTGCAACACACTATAGTACGCGCAATGACATTTTACTCACTGCCATTTACACCTGAGCGCACGCAAGCCACCGAGGCGCGGTTAGAGGCAATCTATGAAGCCGCGCGCTACGGACTGAAGGGCGACAGCCTCGCTATGGCCGCTGGATTAACCCCGCGCCAATACCGCTTGCTGGCCGAGGCCGACCCGCTGGTCGAGATGGCTGAGATCAAAGGGCGCACCGACGGCGAATACACCGCGGCCAAGACCATGTACGAAGCGGCGCGCGATGGCGACAGCAAGGCTGCGCTGGAAATACTCAAGCATCAGCATGGCTGGGTAGCCAAGCAGCAGATCGACGTGAACATCGACCAACAGATTAGTATTACAGGCGCGCTGGAAAAGGCACAGCAGCGCGTCATCGAAGGGACGTACGCTGAAGTACCCCAGATAGAGGAAGAAAACTATGCCAGACAAATTGACGCCGGAAGAACAGGAAGTTTTAGAATACCACCGTCGGAACTTAGCGACGGGAATGTATCAGAAGAACGCTGACGGCAGTTTGACTACGTTTAAAGGCGCTGTCGTAGGTTTGCCGCAAGGCGAGACTTTGATACCGACATACTGGCATGGGCAAGAGCGCGACATCCCAACAGCGGTGCGGCTGGCGGTAAAGTCAGGCATTAAGTTTCCGTCATACAAAACACCTGAAGAAGCAATGATGCGTGAGCAGACAATTCATAAGCTGATGGAAAAAGACATAGCGGACTTTCAGAAGACTAAACGCTAATGCAGCAACCGATATACAGCGCATCCGAAGAGATGGAATTGATGACGCGGCTGTGGTCGCCGTCGATCAAGGATGACCCGTTAGCTTTCGTATTGCTGACATTCCCGTGGGGCGAGAAAGGTACGCCGCTCGAACATTTCCAAGGCCCGCGCAAA